AACAAGCCTGTGTTCGCAGTCAAGTATTGCACCGACAAAAAGGGTGTCGATACATTTTCTGTGTACACGAACAATCATTTTTGGGAAATCCGGGATAAGAAAATCATCAAGAGCAAGGGTCACGCTCTTAGAATGATACCGATTATCGAGTACCCGGCGAATACCGCAAGACTTGGTGCGTTTGAGATTGTCCTTGACCTGCTTGATACGCTCAACAACATCGCATCTAACAGAATGGATGGCATTGAGCAGTTCATTCAGGCATTTATGAAATTCATTAACTGCGAAATCACCGAGGAGGAATATAAGAAATTCCTTGAACTTGGTGCAATCAAGGTTAAGTCCACCGAGGGTAATCAAGCCGATGTCGATATGGTTTCCAACGAACTCAATCAGACACAGACTCAGATTGCTAAAGAGGACATTTATGATGCCATCCTAAGCATCTGCGGTATGCCGAACAGAAACGGTGGCTCATCCACCTCGGACACAGGGGCCGCAGTCATCCTCAGAGATGGTTGGTCAGCCGCCGAGTGCCGAGCAAAGGACAGCGAAACCATTTTCAAGGAGTCCGAGCAGGAAACCTTGAAACTCGTTCTCCGCATCTGCAAAGACAATCGAGGTTTGGATGAGAACGTGTACAAACTCAGACTCAAGGATATTGATTGTAAGTTCACTCGTAGAAATTACGACAACATTCAGAGCAAGAGTCAGGTACTCGTTTCGATGCTCCAACAGGAGAAAATTCATCCTCGCCTTGCTTTCACCTCGTGTGGATTGTTCTCTGACCCTGAGAACGCTTACCAAATGAGTATGGAATATGTCGAGGAGAGAGCGAAAAAGGCTTTGGAGATTGCAAAGCAGACGATGGCTAACGCAGGTAATAACGGAGGTGACGGAGATGACACGAAAACAGGCAACGGAACTCCTGTACAGGCTAATCAATAGCGGTATCTTGAGTGAGAGCCTTGAGGGTGAACTCCAAACCTTAGCCAACGTGATATGTCACGGCGATTTCGACAAGTGCGAGGTTGACCCACGCTGTGAACACGGTTATCCCAATTATTGTGAGGGATGCGACCATTTAGGTGATTAGGCTTTATGCTTAGTTATACAAGAGGGAACTTGGAAAAACGCAAAGGACAGACAAGTCCTAAAAACAGAAAACATAGTCAGGAAAGACTTAAATCGTAGGAGGTAACACGATGAACATTAAGGATTTACTTAAAGATGCTTACAAAGAGGGTATGACCCTTGAGGATGTCGAAAAGGCACTTGAAAGCATCGAACTCCCTGCCGATGGCTCTGCGGAAATCGACAGGCTCAAGGCCGCATTGTCTAAAAGCAATTCGGAAGCCGCAGATTACAAGAAGCAGTTGCGTGAAAAGATGACTGCCGATGAACTCAAGGAGAAAGAGGATGCCGAAAAGCGTGAAAAGTTGCAGAGTGATTATGATGCACTCCTCAAAAAGGTAACTATTTCCGAGAATAAGGCAAAGTTCCTCGCTCTCGGTTATGATGATGCCCTTGCACAGGAAACTGCTGTCGCTATGGCAGAGGGTGACTTTGAAAAGGTATTCGCTAACCAACAGAAACATCAGGAAGCGAGAGATAAGAAAGTCCGTGAGGATGTTCTGAATGACACACCTAAACCCACAGGCGGTAGTGGGAAAGGAATGTCAATGGATGACATTATGAAAATTACCGACCCGGTTGAGCGACAGACCGCTATTGCCGCAAATATTGATTTGTTTGAAAAGGAGTAATGTGTTATGGCAAAAGAAAATTTGACCAATGCGGCGGCTATCGCCGTTACCGCACGAGAGATTGATTTCGTCACTCGTTTCGGTAAGAATTGGGAGCATCTCCGTGAGATTATGGGCATTATGCGTCCTATCCGCAAGACTCCCGGTACTATCCTCAAGTCTAAGAAAGCCACTATGACTTTACAGAGTGGTGCTGTGGCTGAGGGTAACGAAATCCCTTACAGCAAGGCAACCATCGAGGAAATTGACTATGCAGAAATGACCATCGAAAAGTACGCAAAGGCAGTTTCCATTGAAGCAATCAAGGAACACGGCTACGATGTGGCTGTCGGTATGACCGATGATGCGTTCCTTTACGAGTTGCAGGACAACGTTACAGGTAGATTTTACACTTACCTTAATACCGGCTCTCTCACCTCCAATGAAACTACTTGGCAGAGAGCGTTGGCAATGGCTAAGGGTAATGTTGTCAACAAGTTCAAGCAGATGCACCGCACCTGCACTAAGGTAGTAGCCTTTGTCAACGTGCTTGACCTCTATGACTATATGGGCGATAAGGACATCTCCATTCAGTCTGAGTTCGGCTTTAACTACATCAAGAATTTTATGGGTTACACTACTGTGTTCCTCCTCTCCGATGAGGAAATTGCAAGAGGTCGTGTAATCGCTACCCCTGCTGAGAACATCGTTCTCTACTATGTTGACCCCTCCGACAGCGATTTCGCTAAGGCAGGTCTTGTTTACAGAACTGCCGGAGAAACTCATCTTATCGGTTTCCACACTCAGGGTAACTATGGTACTGCGGTATCTGAGTCCTTTGCTCTTATGGGTCTTACCCTCTTTGCAGAGTATCTTGACGGCATCGCAGTCGTTGATGTTACTGAGTCTGTCTAAGGAGGTAGGAGTCAATGTATAAAGTAATTCGTAACTTTTTCGATAAGACCGATGGCAACCATCTCTATAAAAAGGATGACATCTATCCGAGAGAGGGTGTCAAGGTCAACAAGACTCGTGCAAAAGCCTTGATGACCGGGGATAACGACACAGGCAAGATTTACATTGCTGAAATCGCTGAGTCCGATGCCCCTAAGTCCGATGAGGATGTAGCACCTGAGTCCGATGCCCCTAAGTCCGATGAGGATGTAGCACCTGAGTCCGAGGAGTGATTGCGATGACAGATTTGGAAAAATTATCGTTATTACGAGCGATGGTGGGTACACCTAATGAGGTCGATTGGACTGACGATATTTTGACCCAATATCTGACTATCGCAGGACAAAAGATTATCAATCGTGCTTATCCGTATGACGAAACTGTGACCGATGTACCTCGTAGGTACGGAGTCCTCCAATGTGAAATAGCCGCTTACCTACTCAATAAGAGAGGAGCAGAGGGAGAAATTTCCCACTCAGAGAACGGAGTCAGCCGTATGTATGAAAATGCAGATGTGCCTGACTCATTGCTGAGCGAGGTCATCCCTCATTGCGGTGTGTTAGGAGGTTGACAGTATGCGTTGTATGACACGAAACAAGTGCGAGTTTCATTATGCGTTGTACTCCAACAGAACTGAAATCACGGATGAATACGGAAATGCTACAGGCGAATACGAGGTCGAATACACCGACCCTGTAAAAGCCCTCGGTAACATTTCTGCGGCACGAGGTGAAATTCAGAGCCGACAGTTCGGTGAGAGCGAAACCTACGATAAGGTTATCGTCTTAGAAAATCCGAACACAGAGATTGATGAATACACAATCCTGTGGGTTGACTCTACTCCTCACCTCAATGCTGATGGCACACTCGTTCTAAATAATGATGGTACGGTTGAAACCCCTCACGATTACATTGTCAAAAAGGTGGCTCGTAGTCTTAACTGCGTGTCGATTGCGATAAGCAAGGTGACAGTTCGATGAGTAAAAAGGTTATCAGGTTTGGTCTGAACACGAAAGACATTAACAGGGCTATTCGTGAATTGCAGGAGTTCAAGCAGGATTTCTTGGAAAAAGTCGATACCTACCGAAAAAGAATTGCTGAGGAGATAGCGGTGAATGCTTCGATGCTCTTTGCAAATTCTGTTGTGGACGATGTTATTCAGGGTAGCCCTCGCAGACCTGATGTACAGGTTACAGTCGATGAACGTGGGGGAATTTCAGTTGTGGTTGCCAACGGCGAGGATGCCGTTTGGTGTGAGTTTGGAGCAGGTGTGTATCACAACGGCTCAGTCGGTAGTTCACCTAACCCTTTTGGTACTGACCTCGGTTTGACCATCGGCAGTTACGGCAAGGGTCACGGTAAACAATCCGCTTGGGGTTATTACGATGAGGATGGCAATTTGGTCATCACTCGTGGTACTCCGGCATCAATGCCTATGTACAATGCTGTACAGGAGGTTGCAAGAAAATCCGTAGAGATTGCAAGGGAGGTATTCGGATGATTGATATTGAAAGCGAGATATTCAGTAAGGTATCTGCGGCGGTCAGGGCCGCTTATCCGAACATCTATATGGTCGGTGAGTATGTCAATGCTCCGTCAAAGTTCCCCTGCGTATCTCTCGTTGAAATGGATAATCAGTCATATCAGCGTACCGAGGATAGTGGCAGTTCTGAAAACCACGCTTCGGTTATGTATGAAATGAATGTTTATTCCAATAAGAGTGTTGGTAAAAAGTCTGAATGTAAGGCGATAGCCACACTCATTGACGAGCAAATGATGGCACTTGGGTTTGCTCGTACTATGTTACAGCCCATCCCCAATATGGATGATGCTACCATATACCGAATGGTTGGTCGGTATAGTGCCGTAATCTCAAAGAATAAAGAAATTTTTAGGAGGTAATGTTCTATGGCATCGAGTTCTTTTAAGACCTTTTTGATGAAAAAGGGTGCAGGCGATACTTATGAAAAGTTGGTTGACATCAAGGATTTCCCCGACCTCGGCGGTAGTCCTGAGATGCTTGAAACCACTACTCTCTCTGACCCTATGCAGACCTATGTAGAGGGTATTCAGAGTCAGGATGCTCTTGAGTTCACCATCAATTACGAACTTGCAAAGTACAAGGAGTTGGTTGGACTCAAAGGTGTTGAAACCGATTTCGCTGTTTGGTTTGGCGGCGATGAGCAGGGCAACACTATCACTCCCACAGGTGCTGAGGGTAAGTTCAATTTCAAGGGCTATCTCAGCGTGAGAGTTGTCGGCAAGGGTACGAATGAGGTTAAGGAAGCAGTTGTTTCCATCGCTCCCTCTACTCCCATTGCTATTGGCGAATAATTTTCGGAGGTAATATTTTATGAGCAAACAGTTGAGATTTACTTATCAGGACAAGGACTATTGTCTTGAATACACTCGCAAGAGTGTTGAAATTATGGAAAGAAATGGTTTTGTGGCATCCGACATCAAGGATAAGCCTATGACCACTCTCCCGGCACTCTTTGCAGGTGCGTTCCTTGCTAATCATCGTTTCGTGAAGCAGGAGGTCATTGATGCAATCTACGCTAAGATGACCAACAAGCAGGAACTCATTGGCAAGTTGGCTGAGATGTACAATGAGCCGATTATGACCCTCATTGATGAGCCTGAGGAAGCCGAGGGAAACTTGGATTGGACGGCGAGTTGGTAAGTGGCTCACTGTCTGCCCCTGAGGGGAGTGAGCCTAAAAACTCGCTCCCCTCTTTCACTTACACGCAAAAGTTCAAGGAGTTGTTTCCTTACTACTTAGCACTCGGTATGTCACCTGACGAATATTGGAGAGGTGACCCTGAATTAGCGAGAGATTATCGGAAAGCGGAGGAAATCCGCAACGAAAAGAGAAATCAAGAGTTGTGGCTACAAGGAATGTATTTCTATGAAGCCCTGTGTGATGCTTCTCCGATTTTCCACGATTTTGCGAAAAAGGGTACGAAACCTGCTCCTTATCCCTCACATCCTTACTCTTTGACCGCTAAGCAAATCGAGGAGGAAAAGGTTGAGAATGAGCGTAAGGTGAGCGAAAAGGGCAAGAAATTGATGGAAGCATTGATGGCGGCCACTAACGCTAAGTTCAAGGAGAAAACTCAGGAATAAGAAACAAGGAGGTGAGTGCAATGTCCACTACAATCGAGTCTTTGGAATTAGAGGTACTACAAAACTCGCAGAGTGCGGTGAGCGGTTTGGATGCCCTTACTGATACTCTTGAAAAATTGAAAAAGGCTACGAGTGGCGGTGTTGGTCTAACTTCGGTAACGAAACAGGTTAAGGCACTTGGTGATGCGGCTAAGGGAGTTGACTCCGGCTCTGTGAACAATTTGAATGGTCTGACAAAGGCAATTCAAACCCTGTCTAACTTGGGCGGTGTCAAATTATCCTCTACCATAGCGACACAAATTTCCGCTATCGGTACATCCGCTAAGGCTCTTAATGGTGTGAGTTTTGCACCTATCTCTGACCTTGCAAATTCCTTACAGCCCCTTAGTGCTATCGGAAAGATAAATCTTGGCTCGACTGTAAATCAGTTGAACAGAATACCTGAGGTAGCATCAAAACTACAGTCGGCTGATATGAGTGGATTTGCTTCTAAAATCAGGGAGTTAGTCACGGCATTACAGCCTTTATCTGAGATGCCGAAACAGACAATATCCTCCACTCTTACTCAGATTAAGAAAATCCCTGAAATCTTTGCAGGATTGCAGTCCGTTGATATGGGTGCGTTCTCTACAAAGATTAAGGAGTTGGCTACGGCACTCAAGCCGTTGGCTGACGAAATGAACAAGGTTGCCGCAGGATTTTCCGCTTTCCCTGCGAAAATTCAAAAACTGCTTAACAGCACGAATGGTCTTGCGGCGGCGAACAACAAAGCATCCGGCTCTTACATCAATCTCTACGCTAAGTTGAAAATGGCAATCTCTGCCGTGAAAACCGTGGCTACAAAGATTGCATCCTGTATTACAGAGATGAATAACTACATAGAGAATGTAAACCTCTTTACTGCATCTATGGGTCAGTATGCAGGGGCCGCACAGGAATACGCAGAACAAGTCGGTGAGTTGATGGGTATTGACCCCGGTGAGTGGATGCGTAATCAAGGTGTGTTTATGACACTTGCGACAGGCTTTGGTGTTGCGAGTGACAGAGCGTATCTGATGAGTAAAAACCTAACTCAGTTGGGTTACGACCTCTCCTCGTTCTTTAATATCAGTTACGAGGATGCAATGCAGAAATTGCAGTCCGGCTTGTCAGGCGAACTTGAGCCGCTCCGTAGGCTTGGTTATGACTTATCTCAGGCTAAGTTACAGGCTGTAGCCCTAAGTCTTGGAATTGATAAAACAATCTCAAGTATGACACAGGCTGAAAAGGCTCAGTTGCGTTACTACGCTATTATGACACAGGTAACTACGGCACAGGGTGATATGGCTCGTACATTGAACGCTCCTGCCAATCAGTTACGAATTTTCAAAGCACAGGTTACACAGGCGGCTCGTGCTGTCGGCTCTATCTTTATTCCTGCTCTTAACGCTATCCTGCCTTACGCTATCGCAGGTGCTAAGGTAATTCGCTACCTCGCAGGTGCTATCGCAAGTCTGTTCGGATTTGAGATGCCTGAGGTCGATTACTCCGGCATTGATACTGTGGTAGGCGGTGCAGAGGATGCTACAGGAGCGTTGGATGATGCGGCTGACTCAGCAAAGAAATTGAAATCCTATATGCTCGGATTTGATGAACTCAATGTCATCAATCCTAATGAGGGTGGCTCGGCTATCGAGGATGCTCTCGGCGGTGGAGAGTTTGATTTTGAGTTGCCTACTTACGATTTCATCACGGATGCTACAGAGAGTCGTGTAAATCAGATTGTCGAGGATATGAAAGAATGGCTCGGCATCACAGGCGAGATTAACTCTTGGTCTGACCTTATGAATACACGTTTCGGCAATATTCTCACCACAGTCGGTCTGATAGGTGCAGGTATCGCCGCTTGGAAAGTCACTAAGGCATTTATTGATGCAATCGTTACGCTCAAGGCTCTTTTGGCGAGTCCGTCCTATGCAATTTCTATCGGTGTAATTCTCACGTTGACAGGATTTACGATAGAGTTCTCCGGCTTAAAGGATGCCGTACAAAACGGACTTGAGGGCTTTAACTTTGCGGAAATCGTGTCAGGCGGTATCATCGGTACAGGTGGTACAGCACTACTCGGCTCAAAGTTGGCGGCTTGGATAAGCACCACCTTTGCAGGTAGTAAGGTTGCAGGAGCGTTAGCAACGGCGGCCACAAACTTGGGAGTAGGTACGGCAGGTGCCGCAGGTGCCGCTATCGGTGCAGGTGCAGGTGGTATTATCGCAGGTATTCCTGCTATGATTGTCGGCATTTATGATGCTATCGTAGATGGCTTAGATTGGATGAACGGATTGCTCGTGGGTGCAGGTGCTACTGCGGCAGGTGCAGGTATCGGTGCTATCATCGGTGCTTGTGGCGGCCCTATCGGTGCAGGTATCGGAGCGTTGATTGGTTTGGCAGTCGGCTTAGTCACAGACGGCATCATCTTGATTGTTCAGCAATGGGATGTAATTTCCAAATTCTTTACAGAAACAATCCCCGGATGGTGGGATAGCCTTTGTAAATGGGTTAAGAACATTCCTAAGAATATCAAGAAATGGTTTCAAAATCTGTCTAAGGACATCGACAAGTGGTTTGATGACCTATGGCAACCGATAAAGGACTACGATTGGTCAGGACTCGGATATGACATCGGACAATGGTTTGGTAATGCTTGGGTTACGGCGGTTGACTTTATCACCGTGAAAGTGCCTGAGTGGTTTAAGAGCGTATGGGAAACAATCACCTCTGCGTTCAAAACATTCTTTACCGAAACCCTACCGACATTTTTCCTTGAAACCTTACCTAATTGTGTTCAGAAAATCGCTAACTTTTTCAAGGAATTGCCCGGAAAGATTTGGGAAGCAATCAAGAGTGCGTGGAGTACCCTCGTTGACATCGGTAAGTCTATTATTGATGGTATTTGGGAGGGCTTACAAACTGTATGGACTGCTATCACAGATTTTATCGGCGGTTTCGTTCAGGGCTTTAAGGATGCACTCGGTATTCACTCTCCGTCCACCGTGTTTGCTGAGATAGGCGGTTTCCTCATCGAGGGTCTGTTCGGCGGTATGCTTGAGTGGCTCGGTACAATCGGTGATTGGTGTAAGACCCACATCGTAGAGCCGTTCAACAAGGCAATGGATGGTGTGTTGACTTTCACAGTCAATGTCATCAACGATGCTAAACAATGGTGGAGCAACGTCAAGTCTTGGTGGGCTGAAAAAGCGGCGGCAGGTCTTGATGCGGCGGTCAAACTCGTTAAGAGCGGTTGGACATCGCTCACAACGTGGATTGGTAACGCAGTCGATGTTAGTATTTCGCTACTCAGAAAGGGTTGGAGTACAATCAGTTCTTGGGTCGGCACAGCAGTTGATGTTAGCATCTCGCTTGTTAAAAAAGCGTGGTCGAGCATCTCCTCTTTCGTAGGTACGGCTGTATCGGTTAGCATCTCGCTACTTAAAAACGCTTGGACTACGATTACTGCTTTTGTAGGCAATGCCGTGAGCGTTGCAGTCAGCATCTTTAAGAGCGGATGGTCAACGATTTCTAACTTTGTCGGTACGGCTGTTTCGGCGGCTGTGTCGCTGACAAAGAAAGGTTGGTCGAGCATCTCCTCTTTCGTAGGTACGGCTGTATCGGTTAGCATCTCGCTTATTAAGAGTGGATGGACGAGCGTGACGAGTTGGCTCGGTAGCCTTACCGCTTCGCTGAAAATCACTTTACCGAGAATTAGGGTTAAATGGAGTAGCGTAGAGGTACTCGGTGCAACGGTGAAATATCCCTCAGGTTTTGAGTGCTACGCTAAGGGCGGTTTCCCTGATTTCGGTCAGATGTTTATCGCAAGAGAGGCAGGACCGGAGTTAGTCGGTAACATCGGAAGCAGAAACGCTGTCGTAAACAATGACCAAATCGTTGAGTCTGTTTCGGCAGGTGTATATCAGGCAGTTCTCGCCGCACTCGGTGGCAATGGTGATGACGATGGTAGCGATACCAAAATCATTATCAACCTCGATGGTGAGAAAATCTACGAAAATCAGCAGAAAATTGCTCGTAATCGTGGTTATAACTTGGGAATGGGGGTGTTTAGTTTTGGCTAATGGATTTATCTACATCAACGATATGGCTTTTCCTTATCCTGACAAGGATAGCGGATTGCAGACTGTTGCTACGCTCGTCAATAGTGCGAGAACGGCAGACGGAGTGATGCGTGGTGAAAAGATAGGTCGTGACCAATCTAAAATCGAACTTATGTGGAATGTTCTCACTCCTGAGAAATGGAGTCAGATGCTCCAACAGTTTGAGGATTTCACCTTTACCATTCGGTACATTGATATGGTTACAAACGATTGGGTGACTCGCAGATTTTATGTGGGTGACCGCTCGGCAAAGCCATTCCTCATTGACCCGGAAACCAACCGACCTAAGTATTATGTGCAATGCAAAGCGAATGTTGTGGATGTCGGAGAGTGAGGTGAGCAATTATGAAAGTCGTGTCTAACAAGTACAAAGAAACGATGGGAATGGTTGTTCGCCCTACCTCCCAATTTCAGGCAAGGCTTGAGATGATTGACCGTAGTGTCGAGGGCGATGCTATGGTCAACACCTCACCGAAAGCCCCTTTTGCTACAAGCATTTTCGATAAGGTACACGAGTGTGACTATCTCACTTTTGAGCCTAACTGTTTTAGAGTTGGTGGCGATGCCCTCATCGCCCCTGACTCGACCTATTTGAGAAACGGATATGTCAGTTCGGCTATGACCGATGAAAACGGCAATTTCACGGAGATACCTACCCTTGAGTTTGATTTCGTCAAGACTAAGGATTTCGTTGGTATGACCTATGAGTTCGCCACGGCATATCCCACTCAGATTAGGGTGTCCTACTACTATGAGGGTACTCTAAAAGGTCAGTTCATATCTACTCCCAATGGCTTGGAGTTCATAGACGAGGATAACCACATCCCGGACTGCGACAGCGTTAGGTTTGAGTTCCTCTCGATGTCTGAGCCGTTTAGGAGATTGCGTATTTCAAAGATGGTATTTGGTCTTGAGAAAATCTTTAACACAGGTGACATTCTCTCTACAGACCATACCGCAAGTGTTGACCCTATCTCATCGAGTTTGCCGTATGAAAAACTCACGATGAAAGTGACGAACTACGATAAGGACTACAATCCTGATAACCCTCACGGAATGTGGGAGTATTTCGTCAACGGACAGCCGTTGAGAGTTCGATATGGTACGACAGTCGATGGTAAGACAGAATGGGTCGATGCGGCTTACCTCTACATCTCGGATGCTCCCACGGTCGATGGTAAGACTGCTACCTTTGAAGCGACTGATGCGATTTCGTTCCTTACCAATACTTATTATAAAGGATTGTGGAGGAGCGAGGGTATTTCGCTTTATGATTTGGCAGTCGATGTCCTCCACGATGCAGGAATTACCTCGTACAGCATCCCCACATACCTACAGAATGTAATCACCTATGCTCCGATGCCGATTACCACGCATAAAGAGTGTTTGCAGTTGATTGCCAATGCAGGTCGATGTGTTCTTTACACAGGGGTGGATGGAGAGATTACGATGAGGTTACAGTTAAATGCCGATGTGTCTATCACGGATAACGGACACTTTGGGTGGAGTTCTCTTAACGGCATCTACAACGGCGGCTCTAAGGTCGATTACATCACTTTTGAGCCGAACAAGTGGAGAGTCGGCACGAAAAACCTCAACATTGCTCCTGAGAATAGCGAGGAATACCTACCTACAGGCTTTATCAGCGAGGAGCAATCGGATGGTAAGGGTAAGTTCTCAAACCCTCCGAAAATCTTTGTTGCGTACTCGTTACCTGTTTCCTCTTATCAGTTCTCGATAGGATTTGACAGCGTGAACGAAACCTGTGCATCGGATTTCAACCTCATATTCACCAATGGTGAGGAGGTTGTCAAGCGAATTGAGATTAGAGGTAACTCTGAGGTGATGTTCACGTTGAACGAGGAGGTAATTGATTACACCCTTATCACCATCGAAATTCTCTCTACGGACAGACCTTACCACAGGGTGAGAGTCGAGTCTGTGAACGAGGGTAAGGTTACCGATTTCTACCTTGATTTCTCCACGGCTATGCAACCGCCGCAGGTGAAAAAGGCAGAGGAACTCAAGCAGGTTGATGTTACTGTACACTCCTATCACATTGCGAATATACCTGCCGAAATCTACAAGGCTACGGAGGTAGAAATCAATGGTGAAAAAGAGATACAGGTCAATTACGAGATGGCTACCGATGTGGTGGCTACTGTAGAGCGAGGAGAACTTATCTCGGCGGTATATTACGCTGAAACGGCTTTCCTTGTAATCAGAGCCGAAACCACCGTGGACATCGCTGTCAATGGTAAGACATTGATTGATAAGCAGTCGGTCATTACAACCTCGGTCAATAAGAATGGTGAGCCTTGTCCTCTCGACAATCCTCTTGTAACGGATGTGGTGTGGGCGAAAGACCTCGGTGAGTGGGTCGCAAACTACTTAAAGTGTCGTAATAGTTACGAAACATCTTTTAGACAGGATTTCAGACTCGACATCAACGATATTATCTATATCCAATCTGATTTTGAGGAGAACATTCCTGCTCGTATCACTAAGTTACAATACAAACTCCCCGGTCAGCAGGGAGCAATAAGCGTAAGGAGGATGACTTGATGGCTTGGACAACACCTAAAACGGATTGGGTTGATGGTGACTATTTCAACCTCAATCCTGACTACAACAGAATAAAAGGTAACATCGAATACCTCATTGAACTCAGCAAGACGATGTACTCTGAGTATGCGGCCCCTGAGATGGAGTCGGCAGACATTGCAGGTTATCCTAAGGTAGCGTTTTTCAACAACGTGGTCAATGCAACAAAGGCTATTTTGAATAACTGCTACTCTCCGTCCGGCTCTAAGTCTATGAGAATTTACTCAAGCAACGGAGTGGGATGGTCGGCGGCAGAACTTAACGCTATCGAAAATAACCACCTGCTCCTGTACAAAGCCTTTATGGGTCAAAAAGAGGGTATTCGCAGATTACAATTCAAGTTAGGAGGTAACAGATTTGGCAGTTAAACATTATGTGGATGAAATTCCACCTGCGAGTGGTAGAACATATCGCATTGAGGTCAATGGCGATAACTCAAAGATTGTTGACACCACGCAGTATCAGCAAAACGGCACAGGTTTCGGTGCAAACGATGTGAACTGTGCTTGTGTTCTTGAGTGTAATTACTCAAAGAGCGGCACCGTACACAGACTCACTACGGAGAATACCGCAAGTGAAAACATTAAGTTCTTTGCTACGGCGGCTTACAGCAGAGGTGATACATTCACCTTTAACGGAACGGCTGTCACGGCACAGACAACGGACGGACAGGCACTTGATACGAATTTCTTTAAGGCTAACACGGTCGTGGATTGCTTTAAGAGAGGAAATGTCTTGTACTTTGCGAGTTCAAGTAAGTCTATCGTGGATGATGCGACAGGAACAGCGTATCATCTTGGTATAGAAAACGGAATTATGTATATCGAGGAGGACTAAACGATGTCAAAAGTAATGTTTCCAAATTCAGCACAGTTTGACGAGATGAATGTAAATCTCGCAAAGATTGCTAAGGCTGTGGGTGGTCAGGTAGATGTTTCTACTTGGGCAGGAGTACAGAGAGCCGTGAGAATGGGTATCGCCCCTGATATTTTCCCCATCGGCACTCAGTTGCTCGTAAAGCACAGCGTGTACGGCGATATGCTATACGATGTTGTCGCACACAATTATCTCAAGAGCGTTCATAATGAGGATGCTCCCACTATGACACTTATGTGTCACGATGTATTATCGACCGCATTACAGTTTGATGCCCCGGAAGCGTTCTACTACGCAGAAGCAGACCTCCCGGCAGGAACTTATAA